AACGTGTTAGAGCTCCAACCCCTGCTGAATCCTTTTCAGTTCCCTTGACCCCTATCGCGATTATTCAAATAGTACTACTTGCAATCACTAAGTTTTATGATTTTGCGACTGTTGAAAGAATCAAAACCTATCGACGCTCTGCTTCCTCCTCTGAACATTTAATTGCAGACTTTTTGAAATCCGATATCCCTTATCATGAAGTAACCCGAGACGCTCACTATGAAAGTGCGCTTCAAATAGTTACTGACTATTTCAAACCCCCCCAGCTCGTAAGGCCTGTACATTTTGCAGACCTCCGCTACTATCCTTGGACCGTTAACACTTCTGTTGAACTGCCCTTTTCTAAAGACCAAGATCTAAAGAAAGTAGTACTCGAAGCTTATGAAAGAAAAGAAATTGATTCCCCAAATATGACGTTTCACAACTGTTATAATCATGTATTTGTTTACAACCGTAATATAATACATCAAATCAAGGCTGGTAAAGCAAAAGGAGACAAATTTTTGTTTCCATTTACTGCACATGCCCGCTCCCACCTGGTAAAAGAAGATGAACCCGACAAGATCCGAATGGTCTACGGTGTTCCAAAACTGCTCCTCATGGCAGAAGCTATATTTTTATGGCCTCTCTTTAACCGCTTTCGCTCTATGAAGACCCCATTATTATGGTTTTATGAAACTATAAATGGTGGTATTTATAAAATCACTAATGAAATCTCACAGATTTCACCCCCCCCAAAACTCTTTTTGGCCCTGGATTGGAAACAATTCGACAAAAGAGCCCTCTTCTCCATCATCGACGATGTCCACGCTATCTGGCGATCCTACTTGGATTTTAATTCCGGTTACCATCCAACTGTAGACTACAGAAAGTCAATTACTAGTCCCCAAAAACTAGAAAATTTGTGGAAATGGACAAAGAACGCTGTAAAACACACACCGACCCTTCTACCCGACGGTTCGATGTACAAACGATTATTTGCAACAATCGCATCAGGCTTATTTCAAACCCAAGTCCTTGATACTTTTGTTAACTTAATAATGCTTATAACCTGCCT